TGCTCTACTAATTAGTCTATATGTTTTACCTGTACCTGGTGGTCCATAAAACTTATATATCATTATACAATTTCCTCTTCTGTAAAATCAGCAGTTTCTTCTACATCCTCCTCTTCTTTATCAAATAAATATAAAGGTACAGCTACACACCCATTGACACCTGGATATGGTTTACCAGTCTTTTTATGTTTACCTGGAAATCTTTTCTTTTTACCAAACTCTGGTTGAGGTAATGAATCATCTTTTGTATCAAACATTTTTTGAATCATGTGAGAAGTTCTTGATGAATCTTTTCTCCAACCATTTTCTTTTAGTTCATTATAAAATTCGTCATAAACAAAATAAGCATACACTTCATCTTTTAAAACATTACCACTTTCAAATGATGCATATGTTTTTGCTTGTGTGCTGTTTATATATTCTTTTAAATGTTTCTTTAGTATTTCCATTGGTCTGGTCCCTGGAGCCGGTTGCACTGTATCAACAGTATCTAACAATGCATTTATTAATGCATGAAAGTCTAAAGGTTTTATAGGAGGTGGTAATACGTTTACCTGCGCCATTATTAAACTACCTAATTCTTTTTGATCTCGAAGTTGTGTTACATTTTTTGCATGCACTACAACAGACTCACCTGTTTTATTTTCTACTGTAAAATAATATTCAGGATCTGG